CAGCCTCGCCCGCCGCAACCGCGCCAGGATCATCGCCTCGAAAGCCGCCTCTGCCGCTGGTGCTCCGCCTGCCGGAATCGCCGCTGCTATGCCGGAAACCGGCGAAGGCGCGCACGAGTATCGCTCTTTACTGGCTGCGCTGCACAATGATCTGCGCAACCTGTCGGACACCCAGTCGATCGAGGCGCGCAATCCGCTCAAGCGCGACATGGCCGCAACCTATCAGCCTTGGGTCATTGGTGCCTTGCTGGCAGGTAAGGATGGGCAGGCCGCGCAGGATGAAATCGTCGTCACCATGATGATCTGGGCCATCGATTATCGCGATATCGATTGGGCACTGGAAATCGCCGAGCATGTCATCGGCTTTGGTCTGGCCTTGCCCGATCGCTATAACCGCACGGCACCCTGCCTCATCGCCGAGGAAATCGCCACGGCTGCACTCGATAACGCCGCCGCCGTCACCCATACCCAATTGGTCAAAACCGCCGAATTGACCGAAGCTTCGGACATGCCGGATCAGGCGCGCGCCAAGCTGATGAAGGCCTTGGGCCGTTCGTTCGCCACCGCCGCAGCTGAATTTGAGCCTGAGGCAGACAATGCTGTTGCCGGTGGCCAGGCGCATCTGCTGACGGCCGCCGTCGAAAGCTTCACCCGCGCCTTGGGCCTCAATCGGAACATCGGCGTCAAAAAAGACCTTGAGGCTGCACAGCGCCACCTCGCCAAGATCAGCGGCACCGCTGACCAGTCCGGCGATGGGCAAGATGGGCAGTCTGCATAACCAGCTCGCCGCACGGCGCTCGGGGGGCGGTGATGGCCCGTCTCGGTCCAGTACCGGAACGGGCCTGATCCCCACCCCCCGTTAAATTAGGCAACCAGCCAGAAAGGAGCAGCATGTCAGATATGATCTCAACGCCGCCCGCTCCTGCCTCTCCGGTCAATTCCACCGTAGGCGCTGATGGCTGGTTTCCCGACATCGATGTCAACGCAATCCGCGATACCATCCGCATGGGCGAAGGCATTGTCACGCATGCGCGCCTGGTCGCCGCCATTGAGGGCGCGATGCTCACCGCCATGCGGCAACCAGCCTTGCGCGAATGGCGCGCGGCCCAGATCGCCCTTGGCCATGATGATCTGGCCTCGGTCGAACCCGATCTGATGGTCAATGGCCGCACCCGGCCTGAGGTCATTTGGGAGCGGATCATCCGCTATTATGCCGCTGCCGAGCTGGCCGAGATCAATCGCGACCTGATCGCCACCGATCAAGCCACCATCCGCGCGGACAATGAGCGCATGACTGCCGATGACTATCGCCGCTTGGGCCATGATGCCGTCGCGGATCTGATCAACATTGGCGCGGCGCAATCGGTCGCGCGCAATGCGGTGGAGCTGATCTGATGGCCACTGCTTATGCCATGGATGGAGAAACGCTTGATGCCCTGTGCTGGCGCACTCTGGGCCGCACCGCCGGTGTGACAGAGCAGGCGCTGGCGCTCAATCCCGGTCTCGCCGCGCAGGGGCCGTTGCTGGCGGCTGGGCAAGCGATTGAGTTGCCGGAACTGACCAGCCTCGCCGCTGATGTCCGCGAAACCGTGAACCTTTGGAATTGATGATGGATCCGCACGCCATCCTCATTGTCGAAGCGCAGGCACGATGGTCTCACCTTTCTGCTGCGATTGATCAGATCCAGCGCCCGCCAGGGCATCAAAAAACGCTCACAAAACTGCGTGTGCAAAGCATCGCGCTCAAAGAACTCATGCCTCGACTGTTTGATTTGGCTGCTCAAGGCTTGGGTCATGCGGCTGCCAGTGATCAGGGAGTTTCCCATGTCATCTGATCCCAATCTGCAATGGACCCAATGGGCCACAACCGGCGGCGGTATCTTGGCCGTGGGCGCTGGCCTCAAATGGCTATGGGGCCAGATTACGGCCCGCATGGACAAACGCACTGCCGAACTCGACCGGCGCGAAGAAGAACTTGAAGAGCGGGAAGAACAAAGGGTGCGCGAACTGTCAGAACGGGTCGAAGGTCTGGAGTCTACGGTCGCGCGCCAGGGCGAGGAACTGCATCGCCTCTATGCCGCCCTCAACATTCTGGTTGCGAAGGAAGAGCGCACCGATCCCGGCTCGGTCGAGCTGCGCCGCGTCCGCGAAATCCTGATCAACGGCGTCGCTGCTGTCTTCCCTAAATCGCCGTCCTCCCAAATTGCTGACCCCACATCGGAGACCTGACATGAGCAATTTCCCCATTAAGCGGATCGCGATCCACTGCACCGCCACCAAGGGCGATGTATCGGCTGCGACCATTCGTAGCTGGCATAAAAAGCAGGGCTGGCGCGATATCGGCTATCAGTATGTGATCCGCACCGACGGGACGGTTGAAAAGGGTCGCGATGAAAGCGTTGCTGGCTCGCATGTGGCTGGTTTCAACACCAACAGCATCGGCATTGTCTATGCTGGCGGGATCGGCGCCAATGGCAAAGCGGCGGACACTCGCACTCCGGCGCAAAAGGCAGCTATGGCTCGTCTGGTGAAGGATGTGGCAACCCGGCACAAAGTGCCTGTCAAAAACATCATGGGCCATCGCGATCTGTCGCCCGACAAGGACGGAGACGGCGTGGTTGAAAAGCACGAATGGCTCAAGGAATGCCCCTGCTTTGATGTGGCCGCAGAGCGCGCCGGGTGGCTGGCATGATCGCGCTCATCAAATCCGCCCTGCCTTGGCTCGCCCGCCGATGGAAACTGGTGCTGTTCATCGCGATTGCCCTCTTCGCCTGGCAGGAACGCGGCGCAAAGCAGATCCTCGCCCAGCGCATCGTTGCCGAGCGCGCCGATCATGAGCGCAAATTCACCCAGCTCTGGTCCGAATATGTGACGGCCCAGGCATTGGCCGACGCGGTGCAGGAAAGCCGCCGTATCGCCATCATCAAAAAGCAACAGGAGATCACCCGCGATGTCGAAACTGACTATGTCCGCCGCCTTGCTATTGCTCGCGCTGATGCTGAGCGCCTGCGCAGCCAAGCCCGCGCCCGAATTGACCGTCCTTCCGGTCGCGCCGAAATGTCCGGCCTATCCGATGCCTCCGGCGAGCTTGATGGAACCGGCTGCGAAGATCGATTTTCTATCCCCTTTGCTGAACGATTGATCGCCACCGAAACCGCCATCCGCCTCGATGCGCTACAGGCATGGGTGCGGCAACAGTCGGCCATCGATATCAATGCGGATCCTGATGCGGGCGATGGCCCATGAAAAAGCCCGATAGCCTTCGCGCCGCCCTGGTCGCTGCCAATCCGGAGCTGGCCCGCAATCCGCAAAACCTTATCCTGTGGATTGACCAGGGCAGCATCGCATCGCCGATGACCAGCGCTTATGGCTTTGCCTATCGTTACCGCCTGAATGTGCTGGTGCTTGGCTTTGCTGGCCATCAGGCGACGATCGCGATTGCCATCCTGCACTGGCTTCGCCGTCACCAGCCAGACCTGCTGCAACCCGGCAAGAGCGCGATCGATTTCGAGGCAGACTATCTCGATAACAAGAGCGTTGACCTGCAGCTGACGCTCACCTTGACCGAGCAGGTCACTGCCAATCAGCGCGAAGATGGCGGCTTTGATATGGAGATCATGGAAGAGCCGGAAACCCTTTTTTCCGATGATCTCTCTGCCGCCCTGGGCATCGAACCACCGCCGCCGCTGCAATCGATCTGGTGGCAGGGTGAGCGCCTGATCCCTGATGCACCGCTTCCCTGATGGCTGACACCGATCTCGCCCAGCTTGAGCGGATCCTTGAGGGCTTTGCCGACGCCCTGACCCCGCGCGAACGCAAAAGGCTGGCCATGAAGATCGGCCAGTCGCTCCGCCGCTCAAATGCGAAGCGGATTGGCGCGAACCGGCAACCCGATGGCAGCGCGATGGCACCCCGCAAACCGCGCAAGCAGGGCAAAAAAGGCAAGATGTTTCGCAATCTGCGCCTTGCCCGCGTCCTGAAAGTGCGCGCGGAGCCCGATGGCGTCGAGGTCAATTTCTCGGCAAAGGCCGATGCCGTCGCGCGCGTTCACCATTTTGGCCTTGAAGACACGGTCGGGCGTAGCCGTGATGGGCGCAAGATCAGACATCGCTATGAACGCCGCGAGCTGCTCGGCCATGGTGCCGACGATATCGAAAACACGCTCGATCTGGCGCGCGCCTGGCTGCAAGAGGCCTTGTAACCGGCGCGGATACAAGGGGCGGCGCTGGTAAATAATGTGAGGGCTGGCCTTTGTGCTGGCCATGCCTGCAATCTCATCCATCGCCACATCAGCGGCCATCGATCTGTCTGATCTGCCAGCCCCGGTCTTGGTCGATCAGCCGGATTTCGCCGCGCGCTTTGCGACAAAGCTGGCCCAGCTGGTAACGCTGCTGCCCGAATTTTCGGCACTGGTGGAATCCGAACCGGTGATCAAGCTGTTACAGGCAGACAGCTATGACGAGCTGCTGCTTGCCCAGGCATTCAACGACGCCGCGCGCCAGATGCTGATCGCCTTTGCTACCGGCGCAAATCTTGAAAATCTTGGCGCGCTCTATGGCGTCACCCGCCTCGAAATCACGCCCGCCAATCTAGCCACCGGGGCCGCTGCCGTCATGGAAAGCGATGATGAGCTGCGCCGCCGCGTTTTGCTGGCCCCGCACAGCTTCAGCGTGGCCGGACCAGAATCCGCCTATGTCTATCACGCGGTCTCGGCATCGCCCGATGTCCTGGACGCCTCGGCCACGTCGCCCGAACCCGGCGAAGTGGTGATATCGATCTTGTCGCGCACCGGCGATGGCACTGCGCCGCCCGCCACCTTGGCCGCTGTTGAGGCTGTGCTGGTGGATGGTGAGGTCCGCCCGTTGACCGATATGGTGACCGTTCAATCGGCGCAGATTGTTGACTTCGATATCGAGGCCCATCTCTGGCTCTATGCAGGCCCGGATGCGCCGCTGATCATGCAGGCTGCGCGCGACTCGCTCGATGCCTATCTGCTCAAATCGCGCCGCCTTGGCCGCGACGTCCCTCGCTCGGCCATCATCGCGGCGCTGCATGTTGGCGGGATCCAGCGCGTTGATCTGGTATCGCCGCCCGCCGATCTGGTGATGACCAAGCTGCAGGCAGCAATCGCCGATGACATCACCCTGATCAATGCAGGCATCGCCGAGTAAATGGCATTGCCCGCCGATATCCTTGGCCAAAGCCTGCTGCCGCCCAACGCTACCGATGGCGAACGGGCGATTGAGGCGGCGATGCGCGCGGGCATTGACCTGTCGCAGATCGGCAATCTGTGGAACCCGGCCACCTGCCCGGTCGAAGTGCTGCCGTTTCTGGCATGGGGCCTATCCATCGCGCGCTGGGATCCGGAATGGACCGAGGCGGAAAAGCGCGCCGCCATTGCGGATGCCATCCCTTTTCATCAGCGCAAGGGAACCCGCGCCATTGTCCGCGAGGTATTGGATCGCTTCAACCCTCTGCTTGAAATTGTCGAATGGTGGCAGGCCAACCCGCGCCGCCAGCCGCATACGTTCGAGGTCCGCGCTCCGGCTGGCGTGATTCCTGCCAGCTTTCTGACAGCGCAGGTGGCCGATGCCATCATTCGCGATGTCGCCTCGGTCAAACCCGCGCGCAGCCACTTCACCTTTGTCCAGTCGCTTGAGGCGCAGGCCCTCGCATGGATGTCGGGCGGCGCTGTTGCCGCAACCTTCACCCGCTTCCCCATGGCCGCTGCCCATGATGCCAGTGCGATCTGGGTGATCATCCTGCTCGATCAGAATGGCGAGCCGATCACCGATCCTGCGGGCAATTTCTTGGAGACCGAATGATGGCCGCACTGCCAATGATGATCACCAACGCCGGTATCGATGCAATCGTCGATGCCCAGAATGGCGGCACCGATATGGTGACGATCAGCGAGATCGGCCTCACCGCCACGCCCTTCATTCTCGCGCCGACAATCGACGCCTTGCCCGGTGAGTTCAAACGACTGGAAACCGTGTCTGGCCAGGCCGTCAGCGAAAATGTGATTCACGTAACCGCATATGATGCGGATCCTGTCACCTATGATGTGACGGGTTTTGGCCTCTATGCGTCCGATGGAACCCTGATCGCGATCTATAGCGCCGCCGCTGATCCGGTGCTTACGAAAGCGGCGCTGGCCACCAGCCTGTTCGCGCTCGACATTGCCTTTGCGGGCAGCATGGCGGCGGTGATTGAATTCGGCGACGCGTTGTTCCTCAATCCCCCTGCATCAGAAACCGTCCAAGGCGTGGCAAGGATTGCCACACAGGCCCGCGTGAACGCCGCTGATGATGGTGACGATGATGCACAGACCATCGTCACGCCAAAGACGCTGCGCGCCCGTCTGGCGGCATTTCTCGCCACGGTTACCGCCGCGCTTGATGCCTTTGGTGCCACCGTCAATGCCATTTCTGGCCGCACGATCACCGGGTCTGGCCTAGCCAGCGGCGGCGGCGACCTGTCGGCCAATCGCGTGATTAATGTCGCAGTAGCCAGCGGAGCAGAGGCGCAGGCAGGCACGGCCAATAATAAGGCTTTGACCCCTGCCAGTCTATGGGCCTTTCCCGGCGCGCAGGGCGGCACCAATGTGTGGCAGGTGCCGGGCACCAAATATGTCATCCAATATGTCGCTGGCTCTTTGCCCGCCAACACCCGCGTCACCATCACCCTGCCACAGGCATTCGCAACGGCCTGCGTTTTTGCGTCGCTTGAAGGTGGCCGGTCGGACTTCGCCAGCCAAGACAACCCGCCCTTTGTCGAAAGCTGGACGGCCAGCACCGTCACGATTTTCAACGCGATCGACACTGGATCGACGCCCTATGTTCTCCGCGCCGAAGGCTATTGATCATGACCAACAGCAAATCACCCGCCTATTTCTGGTCTCCGAATTCGAATGGTTTTTGGCCTGCTGATCGGCCAGACCGCCCTGATCATTTTAATGTGCCCATCACCGCCGCTCGTCATGCCACCCTAATGCGCGCGCAGGCATCCGGTGCCCAGATCCAGAATGATCAGGATAGCAAGCCGGTGGCCGTCGCAGCGCGTCCTGGCATTGCCCAGGTGCGCGGGCAGGCTGTGCGCCGCATCCGCAATGAGGCCGCGCGGCGAATCGATGCCACTGTCCCCGTGTGGCGACAGGTCAACGCCCTTCGCAATGGCACCGATCCCGGTTGGTCGCGCATCGATGCGATCCGCGCCGCCAGCAACTTGATCGAGGAAGACGTCGCCGCGCTCAAATCCGCCGACGCCATCGCCACCGTCGACATCGCAAACCATCCCCTCTGGCCGGAGTTCGATTGATGCCCAAAATTCCTGAACTGCCCCCGTTTGATCTGCCCTTCACCGGCAATGAGATTGTAGTCGGCGTCAATGATGACCATGAAGCTTGTCAGGGGCCAATCAAGCCGATCGTTGATGCAGCTGCTTTACCCCACGTCACCGCAGCCGCAACTAGCGCAAGTGAGGCTGCCGCAGCCCGTGATGTTGCAATTGCTGCTGGCGTCCAATACCCCAACGAAGCGGCGGCTGTTGCGGCTCTCACTGATGGCGCGTTTGGCTCTTATCTTGATGCGAACGGCTTGCCCATTTGGGGCCAGCGATCCGGCACAAATATGGTGGCCCTTCCGGGGCCGTGGATAAGCGACGTCCGCGTCGGTGGCGTAACGTCGCGGGCGCAATTAAAGGCGCTCCCAACCTTTGCCGGAGCAAAAGTCACGCTCACCGAGCAGGGCCGCGAAGGCTTGTTTGTGTGGCGGTCCGGTAATTACAGCACACAAATTGCGGCGGATACGCAGGAGGGCTTGTATATCAAGTCCAGCGCTGTTGCAGCCTCCGCCGGTGCTTGGGTCCGCCAATTCAGCGGCGCTGTAAATGTCAAGTGGTTTGGTGCAGTCGGTGATAATGTGACTGTTGACACAGTTGCATTCAACGCAGCGCGCGATGCTTTAGCGGGTCGTGGTGGAACAATTTACGCGCCTGCGGGCACCTATCCAGTCAATTTTGAGCTTATCAATGCGGCCTCTCGCAATGTCCATTTGGTCGGCGAACTAGGGGCAACGTATCTACGCTCTGCAACGGACGGCGGCTGGGCTGTCTGGTTGCCCAATTGGGTTTTTGCAGCCCAGCCTTACACATTTCCGTCTATCAGTAACATCGCTTTTGACGGCACGTTCAACGGTGTTGCACGGCGCAGCAATGGTCTTAATCTTGCGCGCCGAGCAAACTTGCACAATGTTTCGTTCCAGAAATGCGCAGTCGGGTTGGTAAGCCATGATAATTACTACGGCGCATACACAAACTGCAACTTCTATAGTAACTTCTGCGATGCGCTTTTCGGTTCATTTGCGGTGGGCAGCAACACCTTAACCGGCGCGCTGGACGGCAATAATGCGCCGGTTTCGGTTGTCGTGACGCCTGCCTCTTATAATAGCGAAGGCCACTCCGGTAAT